GAACAGGCTTGTAAAAAATCCCATAGATTTACGATTTTGATTATTATTATTACTATATAAAGAACTCGTTGCTGCCGGAAGACCTACAAGGTCGCAAGTAATAAGGTCAACGAATTCGGATACGTCCCACGTCCCGTTTTTCTCGTTCCAAACCTTATAATCCACATCGTAGACGGATACTCCCAGCATCTCCGGTTCCTTCTCAATTAGACCTGTCATAAACTTCACATCGTCCGGGTACGCTTCCGACGCAGCCTCGGAGATGGTAAGGTCCGCATACACTACACCGTCCTCTTCCACGAAGTTGGAAAAACTTCCGATGTAGTTATCCAGCATATCTAGTCCATTGTGTGTCTTACGAGCATGGATGGGTCTAGCATTCCCTAGCGCTACCAATGACGCGAGAGATTCGGGGATGATGACAGTCCTCCCTTCCGTCCATTCACCATTAACGTAGTCGCCCCAGTAGTTAGTGGTAGGTCCTGCTTCTATTATTCTTAATCTTTTGAAAACCATAGTTGTTCCTAATTAATTGCAAAGGTATCTATTTACTTAGTTAATTTCTAAAACTCCCGTTTCAAATTGTTGCGGAGTCTATTACCAGCGTACGTCCCTGCTGAACATCGGTGATGTCTTGTACAGACACTACCGGATTCGGGGCATTCTGAACACCGTCCACGAAAGCAAGCGCAATGGCTGCGATCGTCTTGGGCGACAGGTCAACATCCTTCTTGACAGCCTTGTTAAGATTAGTCAGTGACTGCGCGCTAAGCACATCGAATCCGCCACCATCGGCATACTTGTAAACGTTCGATCCACCGAATGACCGTCCACCGTACTGCATGTTCAGCGCAGACAGGGCATTGATGGCACTGGATGCCTTGCGGTTGAGGATGTACATGTTTTCCCCGCCTTCGGCTTCGAAACGCTGACCGTTCGATCCGACAAAGGTCACGCCACCCTGCGAATGGGAAGGTCCGAATATCTGACCGCCCTTGGCGTACTTGCGGACGCTGGTGTCGGTCTTCGGAACGTCCTCTTTTACCTTAGCGATAGAGGCTACCTGCTTCAATCCGGCTGCGATAACGATCGCTGCCTGTGCAACGCCCCATATACCGCCCTGCGCAATAGCCTTGGAAGCACCGAGATATGTATTGATCGTAGCCTGTGCCAGCGCAAACACCTTTCCTGCTGCCGATTCCTGCCCCATGATATTAGAGATTTGCCCGGCAATATCAGCGGTCATCTGTAACTTGGCGTTGACCAATTCCTTCTCACGTTTCTCGCGAATCTGAGCGTACTTGGCTTCGATCAGCGTCACATCAGCACCTGCCTTCTCGGCTGCGGCAACCTCCATCTGATACTGCTGCTCAAGACGGAGAGTCTCGCGTTCAAAGTCGCTGGTGATGTTCTCTTCCTCGATAGCACGCTGGTTCTCCAGGTCCATTGCTTTCGCTTCTTTACGTTTCGCCTCCTCCTCGGCTTCGATGGCAGCTACCTTCTCCTGGAACGACACCTGCTGTTCGTATCGGAGGTTGTCGAATTCAGCCTGCGTGATCAGACCCTGCTCCAGCCTGTAGCGTTCCTTCTCCAAAATCGCCTGGTTCAGTTCGTTCTGATCCTCCAGGGATTTCCGTTTGTCCACGATACCGATGTTTCGCTCCCGTATCCGCAACTGTAATTCCGTTATACCCGTTTCGTAGCTTTTCAGAACCTCCTGCTGAACTCTCTTCGCGGTCTCCGCTGCCTTTTTGTCGGCATCTTCCTTCGCTTTCTTGGCTTTTTCAGCAGCTTCCTTTTGTGCTTTTGCGTAGTCTTCAGCGCGTTTCTTGTCGGCAGCAGCCGCATTAGCTCTTTCGGTGTTCTCAAAGCCGGAACGCTGACCTATCAGCTCACGTCTCTGCGCCTCGTATTCAGCCTGTTTCTGCTCCAATGCAGCCAAAGCCTCCACCTCCTTACGTCTATCCTCATCGGATGTGTAGGAAAGCGCATTCTGTGCCTTGATCTGCTCGTATTTAGCCCGCAAAACACCGAGTTCTGCCTCTTCCATCTGCCGCAGAATCTCAACACCACGGTCAGCAGCCTCGGTACGTTCCTGCAGACTCTTTGTCTGCTCGGCTACGATGGTCTTCATCTTCTCCAATTCCCTGCGTTGGCGGGCGAGGACCAGCACATTGTCGGTCTCGGCATTGTAGATGTCACGCTGCACCTGCGCCATGCCTCTAGCAGTTTCGATAGACTTGACGGTTTCGTCCGATATCAGACCCAGCCAATTGTAAACCTTGATGTAAGCCTCCGCCAACCATTCAAAAACCTTTACGATCTCAGCAAACAGAGCAGCCACAGCGTCCAGCACCTTCGTGATGATCAGTTCGATAGGGGCGAGGATGGTTTTCACTGACACCGCTAACTCGTTGTTACGGTCCATCAGCTTACCGATAGCCGAGATGACTGCGAGGATAGCCGATGCGATGGCTACGAACGGATTCGCCATGAGCGCTGCATTGAACGCCTTGATGGATGCGATGCCTCCGGTCATCCCCTTGATCATCTGTCCGGTCGCACCTGTCATGCCACCAAGATTGGCGGTGGCGGCTTCGATGTCCTCAGCATAGTTACCCACGTTTCTCCGCGTGTCTCCTACCCCTTTCTCCAACTCCTTCAGCCTGTCGGAAATCTCCTTGGTCTGAGCGACCATCTGTTTCCCCGACTCGGTGTTGGTGCGCTGTTCTATGGACATCTTGTTCAACGCCTTCGTGTTCAACGCTAGCTGGGCACGCAGGGTCTCCACGCTTTCCGCCTCGGAGTTTACGATGGTGGTGTGTGCCTTGATCTGCGCAGCATTCTCCGATGTGGCTACCTTGTTGTTGTTTAGCTGCTTGGTAAGAGCGATAATCGCCTCCTCTGACTTCGCTGACTGCTTCTCGAATGCCGTCTGATCCAGCAAGTTGTCCTTGTAGTTCTGACGGATGCCAGCAAGGGCTGTCTTTTCCGCATTGATCTGCTTGACTAGCTGCTTCTTTTCGTCCGACAGTTCCAGCGACTTCTTGATAAGCGCATCCAAACCATCTACGGCTTCGGCCGTGTTGAACGATAGGTCTAATAGTGTAACGTCCTCTGCCATTATTTCTGTCTCAATAGATTAATTTTAGTCAATTTTATCTTACATTCCTGCGTGGAAAGGTTGTAATCCGTGATCGACCGGATGTAAAAGAACGCATTCAACTGCTTGAACCACACCACACCGTTCTCCTTGTATTTGTTTTCGATGTAGTAGTAAGGTATCTTAGCCTTAATTGTCACGTCCAATGCGTCCGAAAACAGCCCGTAGTACTTCTGTAGCGACTGCGTGTAATTGATCGACTTGAAATATTCTACCCAAGTAGACCCCGAACCAACAGCCCCTTTACGAATGGCGAATCTAGGATACGTACCGTCTTGAGGATATGGGACATTGGATTCCGCGATGTCGCCCTTAGCCGTGAATGAAGCCTTGGAAACCTGCAGACTCTTGAAGTAGTCACCGATCTTGAACACTGCGGTGTTCGGGAAGCCTTCGGAATCCTCGATCTTGTCGGTTGACAGGTAAAAGTCAGACCAATCCTGTCGGGAATCATTGAAGGTTATCGGACCATTCTGAGCCACGTTGCGCGCCTCGTCAGCAATCAGCTTGTACACGTTGACATTGACGTTCGTGTTTCCGTTGACATCCTCAGTAAGTGTAAACTTCCACCCCCATTGGAATATCTTACAGATATCGGTTAGATACGTTATGGCGTCCGATACTCCGCAGTTTCCAAACTCTTGTGTAAGTCCTGCGGTATCCTGAAGCGATGTTATTTTTCCCGACAGGTTTACGGCTTCATCCGGTGACATAAAGGATGGCGGAAGCGCATTCAGCCTGTTGTAGTCATTGATATCCCTGCTGATGTAGAATCCGTAGAAGTTGCGGATCGGTATGTTCATGGTCGTGGAAATGTACTTGTAGCGGACCTGCGTGATGTCGTTCTGTTCATCATCCTTTTGGAAGACCGCTACTGTCTGATTATTGTACACTGCCTTTAGAACCACATAGTTCAGCACCGTGCCTACTTTAGACATGTCCAGCGTGATGTATGCGTTGTTGTCCATAGTAACAACAGCCACGGTTGATTCTATCACGCCACCCGGTGCTGTCATGGCTGTCCGGGTATCGTACTCCTTGATATCCAGGGCATTGCCTCTGAAGTATTTCGTACCGTCGTCCGTCTCTGAGGCATATCGCCAAAACACGGTAACTGATTTGCCTACAAGCAGATCAGTGATGCCTATCTGACCCTTGTTCTCGATGATCAGACCCGGCACATAACCTTCGTAGTCGATAGCGGGGAATGTCACGGGATTAACGGTTCCCAGCGCTTGCCTGATCAGGTCGCTAGCCCGGAAGAACCGGGTATCGCCCACTTTCGAGTCGATGAGCGTAGTCTCCACGACTTCCTTCGGCAACTGCGACATCTTGAGATCGGATTGCGACAGCGCAATGCTGTAACTCTCCTCATCGCAGGTTACCTTAGCCTTGAACCGCTTGTTGATCGCTATCCCACCTAGGTAGATCTTAGCCTCATACTTCATATCGCGCATCACGTAACCGAAATTGCGCATCTGATAGAAGATACCGTCGTTGACCTGGTTTCTCGGGGCTTTGATGTTGGCTGAGTAAGTACGGGTAGATTCCCCAAACGAGTAGGGAGATGACGCATTGATGGAGAGTTTGACCTCCGTCTTAGTCAAGCCATCCAGGAATGTGCCGTTTATCTGAATCTTTACGTCCATATCAGTATTGGAATTTTAACGTTGCTGTTTTTGCCAGACCTGATGCCGTATACTTGATCCCCGTAGTCGAGGAGCAGCGCATCTTGGTATCCCATTGTACACCGTCCAAGCCTCGCACCGTCACGTCCGGAGACGTTGACAGGACGTCAAGAGCGAACTTGTTAGCCTCAGTCAGTTCGAATACGCAGGTCAATTCCCGCTTGGTTACTGTGCCACCGTCCAAGCCCTGTGTGATCGTAGGCTGCGTGCTCCAATTATAGCAGGAGATCGCATCGTAGGACCCGCAAGAGTTCAGCCATCGAAGAGTAATAGCCCCGCATGCGGTTGTTTCTTCCGGGTAGAACTTGGTTGCTACGATATCAGACCCTTTCTTTATAGTAACCTCCCGGTATTGACATGCATCCGCGATCATGTCTCCCTGCAAATATGTGAACTCTTCTTTACCCCCATCCTGGTATATGGCTTCTACGGTATAACTGTAGCCGGGGTCAACGGAGTCGATGTAGAAATCGTCATCCAGCGTATGTGCTAGCGGTGCTCTGCGACCCAACTTATCCCGGAAATCCGTGTCGGTTTTAGTTACCCGGTTTTTGTTGTTCGGGCTGGCTAGGTTCATGATCGGCAACCGGAACGTCTGAGTCTTCGCATCAGCAGTCAAGTTAGCCCTGTGAGTTACTACCAGCTCCACTGTGTAATGGCTTATCCGTTTATTGAATGCAGGGATGAGCGGGTGGAAGTAGGATGCCAGGTCTATCTCGATGCCGTTGACAGGTTCCAGGTTAGCCACGTAGAACGAGTTTAGGGATGACCGGCATTGCACATAGAAGTATACTATGATGTCCGTAGGAAGGTCTGTAACGACCATCTTCAACGGGATGTTATTCCATATGGTCATGCATCCCGGATAGGTGTACGTTTGACCGTCCGTGACCCCCTCGTTAATATTAGCTCGTAATACTGCTACTCTCATTGCGTTAATATTGTTAGAATTTTTGCTTTAATGATCCTGTTTATATCCAGCGTCAGCCGCTTCACCCTTTCGGGATTGATGATGTCGGAGACCACCCCGCCACCATTGTACCTGTTGGGAACCTTGATGCCGTCCCGCTTGATTACGTAGGCGATGGCGTATGCCGCCTCTTCCGGGATGTCCGTTCCGGCTGTCCGGTTCTTGTCTTTGATCCACTGTCTAATAGCAGAAACGGGAGGAAAACTCCCAGCCTTCCTTCCTTTTTCCATCTGGATAACGTGCTTCGGTGATGTCAGTTTTATGGAGTCACCTTTTTCGTGCAGAGTAAGATTCCTGCCGAAGTCTCCGGAGGCTACCAAGCCTTTGGACACGTAGTTATCGAATATTTCCTTTCTCAACTGCTCAACAACCGCTACAATTTCCTTATCCATAGTTTAGCAGATCATTCGTTACTGAAAATGTCACTCTCCATCCGGATTTCTCTGAGTCGTACAAGCCTTGAATCTTCGAGAATCTCAGACCGTCAACTTCGAAATGACACACAAAAGTAGACATTAGACGGTTAATATACAAGTCCGTCCGTTCCAAAGTTAGCAGTTCCTGCACGTTGTCGGTCATATAGTGTGACGCATCCAGACATTGTAGGACCACATCGTACTTCCGGACAGCTGGAGGCAGCTTGTTCATCCCGCCTCCCGGAACATCGAACGTGAGGAACATGCCGTTTATGGCGTTTACCTGCCCGTTCAGATTATCGTCCGATCCGAAGTAGAGAGGAAGCCCGATCTTCTCGGCTTCCTCGTTCATAAAATTTACTATATCGCTGAATATCATGGCTTCTTGATTATTACGTCATCATGACCGTTACCACATACACACGCACCGGGAGTATTACCCATTACCGCGTTGTCTTTCAAGACCACATCCTGTCCGCTTGCCAATTGCAGGGACAGAACTGCGTTATCATACAGGCGCACCCTTGTCTTTTGGATTGTGATGCCGGTGGAACCGTAAGGCTTCAAGATTCGCGGGGTGGGAACATAATTGATCCTAAGTTGCGCATCAGCAATATCGGATGGTTGCAGGACACCACTTGGTTCCCGTTGTACCACGAGCGACATAAGTGCCGATGTAACCTGTACAGATGTACCATAGTAAAGCTTCGTATTAGCATCGAAACTGTAGTTACCACGGGTAAAACCTTTAGCAATGTAGGTCGTTAAAGCGCTGTTAAGGATGTTAATGGGCTTCTTTAGTATCAAAGCCTTATCATTCGAAACCTTAATAGTATCGTAAGGCTTACCATCCGATGCCTGGACATTGTTTACCACTTTGTTTTCCCAATAATCCGGACCTAGCAAAACATCACTGGGGCTGACCCTACTCAATTCGTTCGTAATATAGTTTTCGGTCTTGAATTCCGTAACGTAGCGCACCTCGGCTGTCTGTATATCGGATTCGTCCATGTACCCATCCGATACGAGTCTTAGTACGAGACCCAGGAACGATGCGTTCTCTGGAACCTTGTAGCTCTTCACCCAAGTAGACCTGCTTAAGAATTGTCCATTCCCGTCAAAGGCATTGCATTCTACGTAATATGCATCCTTACAGGTAACGGTGTCTCCCGGTCTTACTTGTATGGTGTCCGCCAATCTTACTCGATGGGGGAGAACCTGTGTTCCTTTGGCTTCTTCCCATGTAGGGGCTTGCGCTCCTGTCGTGCCTCGTTCCCACAAGTTAACATCAAGGATTCTGTTCACATATGACTGACATCTCCGCGAACGTTGCATCCTTCACCTACTAATCCGTTTCCCGAAACAGTAGGGACGGAAGAATAGTCGTAAGAGCGGATATACAGGTTAAGGGCTGCGAAGTCTTTAGGCGTGATGGCGCTGTTATCTGACTTTCCGAATGCCAATACGAAATACGGGTGGTCGGAGGATACAGACGTAGGGTCCGTTTTGGCATTAGTCAATATAAAGTTCTCGTCCAGATAGCACGCCACGGCAATCTTAAAGCCGGAAGGCATTGCCGGGAGATAGGCGCCTTCAGTGGAAAAAGGAACACGTGTTCTCACTCGGTTAGAAAAGTCAGTCTTAGTATCTTCGTAATACTGACCTATAAGTGTATTGTTATACGCTCCCTGCTCAATAACAGACCCGTCCAAAGGGTCGTCCTTCGCGTCCGGACCTAGATAAGCCCCATCAGCCGCGTTTTCCGGTCTGCTAACGAATCCGACAATTCTGTTGTTGGAAGATGCTGCATAAAGCCCCTGCCTGTGACTTGATACAAGTTTATTACCGGTAAACGTCTTACCTAGATGCTCTTGTGCATACGAGAAGTCTATGTCCTCATAGATATTGCCTTCTATCGTGTCATTTCCAAATATACCCTTCGGGACAACACAGTTCCTAAAAGTAGGACCGCCAGCCGTAGACAATGCACCCGATAATGTATTGTCATGCAATCTTAGCAGCGGGCAGTCATATGCCTGTACGATCGTATCCCGGTCTGCCTTGGCTAAAGAATTATCTGAGATGTACCAGATATACTCCAATCTCCCTACATTGCGAAACGTTCCAAACACCTTTAAGTCTCGACGATCATCGGTATACGCATCTGTGTTAATAAGTTTGCCGGCCAACCACCGAATCGCGTTAATAGACAATCCGAAGTTACTTGTCTGAACCGTAAGGGAAGAATTCACCATAACTGTGGTCCCCGATGCGGACGCAGGTTTAAAAGCGATAGAAAGGTCTCCGCTAACATGTCCGGTTATTCTGGCCCCTTTAGTTTCTAGCTGAGCGGGTGTCATTGCATCTCCATTAGCCTGCGCAATGTGTACCATACACAGTTTATATACCGGATGTTCTAGTTTTGTCAATGCTGTTGAGGTTGCAAAAGATTCTCCCGAATATGCAAACGTACCGCTGGAATCAAAGTACCCCCAAAGTACCCGACAACTAAGTCCCGTAGGAATATAAATCTGTGTGTTTCGCCCTACCCGAAGGATAGCAGTCGTTCGGCATATGTTCGCTGCTGTTACCTTCATATTATCAAATGCGGTTCCTGCGGCTGCATCATTGTTAAATGATCCCTGTTCAAACGTGAATGCCGTAGCGGATGCACCACAAAGTACATTCATCTCAGTACCTATGAAGCTGTCTCTCACAAGAAGGTCACTCTTATGTCCTTTAGAAGTATCTACGGATACGGTAAAGACTCCGCCTACAAAGGTGTCTCCGTCAAATATGAACTCGTCTGCCTGCGTGCTAGCAGGAACAGTCAAGCTTTTGACAAAAGCATTATCACGGATACTGACATTCCCGTTAGTGGAGATATTTCCGCCTCCTAGCCAGCATTCGCCATCCTGCGATAACTGCTTCTCGGACGCGACCTTGCCGCCTACCGAACCTCTAGGGATAAATCCACCGAGAGAGTAGATGTCTCTCTCGGCTACGATGTATCCTGCTGAATTAATTGAATACTTCTTTCCCATATCACCAGATTTTCTTTGTAGGCGGTAATTCCGGCTTATCCGCTTCGTCGAGGCTGGCGATGCGGTGTTTACCGTAGATTGTTCGTGTTCCTGTGGAAAGGTTGAAGTTTCCTACGAGTTCTATGTCACCATTAACTACGACAAAACCTGTTCCGATTATACGTGCGTTATCCCGCATTTCCAATAGCCCGTTCACTATATTCATCACCGTTTCTCTAGCTATGCTGATATGTGAATTATCCGACATAAGCAAGAAGCCCCGATCTGTGCTGACAACTGCGTCAATAACCGCATTATCTGACATTTCCAGTTTAACATGGTTATTCGATACGTCTCTCTGTTTCAGCACCTTCGAATTGTCACGCATAACTAAGTTTTTGATAATAGCTGGATTAGTCACTTTCGCAGGAATGTACTTCGCGTTATCCTGCATGTAGACGTAACCTTCTACCTTGCCGTTCTTCAGCTCCGCATTTCCTCCGATGTAGCCCGTACCCTTCAGCGGTGTATCCACGACCTGCGCGTTGCCTTCGATGCGGAAGTTACCGTTGATCTCTACGGCATCCTGGACAGTGGATTGAACCTTGCTAGCTCCTCCCAGCGTTCCTCCGAATACATTGCATCCGATGATGTTGAACACACCGTCCAGCACGCAGTCAGAGTATACTACAGAGTCGTAGGATGACTCCAATGCACCGTATCCCATATTCTCTACAGAGGCGTAATCCTGCACCAGCATCCCGAATACCTTGTCATCTGCGTTCCGGTACAGACGGTACATCCCTTCTACCGTGGATGACACGAGGATCGTCTTATCCTGCTTCGGCAAGGTCTTGCCAAGATGCTCGGAAGCCTTCGTAAAGTCGATGCCTTCGTAGGCATTTCCACCCGGATTGCGATCGTAATAGAAGATACCCACGGGAACGTTGCATCCTCGGAATACTAGCTTACCGTTTCGTCTATTGAATTCAGCTAAATCGGGCTGGGTCTTGCCGGACAACACTACTTCTTTGCAGTCGGATACGCTCATAATCTCGCGATTGCTAGCGTAACTATATGATCCTAAGAACGTTGGGTCAATTGTAATGAGTTCAGTATCACGGAAGGTGCCTACAAGAGACCCGTATTCCCCCGGTGTGAGCCCTATAACCGCGTTTGTACGATATAGCTCACAATTCACACACAATCCCGCTGCTGACGTAGGGGAATACGAGATGCGGATATCTGCAGTATCAAGAACAGACATTAAGTTATTCGCATGTAGGATTTTCAACGCTGTTCCCGGAGTAGCCGCTCTGTCGTAAGTAACTGACAAAGTGACATCGTTCAAGTCCATCTTTGACAGGACCGATCCTTGAATCTTGAATCCGGCTGCTGTGATGTCTGCTGGCGTGATAGCTCCGCCTGCTTTCTTGCGGACGTTCAAGACGAATGCGGGTGCATCCGACAGATCGATCGTTACGTCCGGACCGCCTGTTCTCCATGCTGTGGTAGCCAGTGTCACACCATCCTCGTCCAGCTTGTTGCACATGATCTCGTATTCTGCGTTAGGCAGGATCACCTTACCGGCACCTGCGCTCCACACCATCACTTTAGACCGCACCTTATCCGATGCGTCGCGTGCTGCCGCCTCATATGGCACGCCAGCGTAACCTTCGTAATAGCCCTGCTCGTACATCGCGGGAGTCTGAGTAACCTCGGAAGTCGCAGATGACACGAACTGCATCATACCTATGATCCGGCTGTTGCCTCGGATGAGCACGCGGTTCATGCGGGCTGCGTTGACGAACGCCTCGTTGCTGCCCATGTCCACAATAGCCCCGTCAATCACGTGGATACCGGGATACTCCAATGATCCGGAGAAAATCCAGGCGCCACCGCGCTGTCCTAATGTACGCTCGTCATAGACGTAGCCACCGAGATCACCGACGCATACGTGACGGTCCTGCACCGTGAAATCACGGAGAGACCGGATTCGCTTGCGTCCACCATCTTCAATAATTTCGTACTTTTTACATTCCATAATCGATTATTTAGCTTTAGTTTTCATTCTCTCTACTTCGTCATGCCGTCTGCTGATGGCGAGAATGGCATCCGAGTAGTTTATCTTCTTGGCTTCCTCGAAGGAGCACGACATCAGCTCTGCTGTCATCTGAACCATGCCCAGGATATTCTTGGCTTCCGCTATCGGGCTGGTGTCTGCCTCGCCCCCGCCTCGGGGAAGCAGCGCAGCCTCCAGCTGGTCTGCACGATGAAACTCGGATTCAATAAACTTTGACAACTTGATCATGTCGGCTACCGTTTCCGGAACGTATCCGCACCATCCCTTGATACGGTCGATCGCTGTCTCCGCTCTTCGGGCTTCGATCATCTGCCACAGTTCCACATCCTCAAGTTGGGGGATGGCGCGGATGATCCGACCCTTCCGAGTTACTAGGTGCGAAGGTACGATTAATTTTGCAAAAGCATCCAACAACGCCCGCTCATCTTGCGACATAGCCATCACGGCATCGGGCTTTAGATTAGAGAGACTTAGCAGGGACATGATCCTCTGCTTGCGACTGATCCTGCGTTTCGCGAATCCGTAGAAACGCCTGAAAGGTCTTGCGAACCGATAGGCTACATAGCTTCTGAAGTTTTTGAAATTACCCATTTTTCCTTTGATTTTTAGCACCCGGACGGTACTTGGTTATAAGATAGTCGACTGCGTAGCGAAGTGCGTCCATAGCGTGATTATTTGCGTCCTGCGGCTTCGTGGTGTCGTACATCCCTGTCATCCTGTCGAGAGTCCACGAGTATTGGTCGAACTCATCCTGCACGTTCCGTGAACCTGCGACTACGTGCAACTTGAACTGCCTGACTTCGCTGATCCCCGCAACCACCGATCCTTTGCCCTTGATGCAGGGGATGATCTTGCAGCCCAGCCGGGAAATCTCGGTGATACTCTTCTGCTCTGCGGAATCCGCGATGGTGTACGTCTTGTGGAATCCCAGGTCATGGAGAACTTCCGAGATGTCCCAGTTGACCATGCCTGTCCGGTATTCGAGCTCCTCGATGTACAGGTCGGTTCCCTTGAAGCCGACACGCACGATGGCTGTGGGGTCTCCGGTGAATCCGAAGTCAAGACCCAGGCACTGTCCCGTAACGTCTGCGGGGAACTCGGGAACCACGTCATAATCCGGATACACGAGTCCTTCGACTCCTCCTGTTTCTCCGAGACCGAAGATTCTCCACCAGTTCTCGTCAGCCCTGTTTCGCTCGATCTCCTCGATCTGCTCGGGGGTCAGGTACGGATTGTCCTTGTAGGTACTCACGATCTCGACCATCCCCGGTCCCTTGAAGTAGTCGTGCGCCCAAAATTTCTTGACAGGATTGAAGTCGATGTAGAGCATCAGCCTGGTACGCACAGCCATCTGCCGGAACACCTCGAACGGGACACGCTGCGCCTCGTTGACGAACAGGACATCACGTGCCGGACCGAAGACCTTCGAGGAATCCTCGCATCCGAAGAATTCGATCTGTGACCCGTTTTCCAGCGTATAGATCGAATCGGTCAGATTCATGCACTTGTCGTCCCACAAGCCTTCGTCCTGCAGCATGCGCTTGAAGTCCCGGAACATGCCTCGCTTGATCCCCGGCATCGTGTCCGTAACGCAGGAGATGAGGAGCGGTGTTTCCGATTCCCTAGCCATAATGTAGAGAAGCTGAAGCATCGACCACGTCTTGGAGGATCGTGTGCCGCCTCTGCTGGATACGCCACGGACGTTCGGGTCGACCGTGGCTTCTAGAAGTTTGTCGAATACGCAGGTTGTCTTCATTCCTTCGGATCATCTAGTTTATCATCACCGTGTTTTTCTCGCTTCTTAGCGACTTTCGCAAGGGCTTGCATACGTTTAGCCGTATCGTTGTTTAAAACCTCAACACGCAGCCCGCCAGATATCTTCTCGTTGTTGCTGGTGACATCGCTCAATGCCTTGAGTCCGCGTAGCTTCGAGATATAGTTAGGATCGTACAGTCCGACCGATGCGCCCTTGTCCATGTCGTCTCTGATCCATTGCCGGATCACCCGGATCTCCTCAATGAATGCAAGGGATTCGTCATCGTGGTACTTCTCGTGCTGCGCCCGGAAGCCCCGTTCGCGGTAATTCAGATAGTCGCAGCTCGCACCGAGGAATTGGGTAAAGCCGAATTCCGTTACCAGCAGTTTCTTTCGTACAACGTAACTCTGTCCAGCCATGACACCGCTCCTCACGTAATCGACGGATTCGATAGGATGGTTGCGGCACCACAGCACGTAGTTGTCGAAGACCTCCCGAAGCTGCCCCGGTTCCGTGAAGAGCGGTGTGTGACCGAACCTCTCCTTGTAAAGGGTGTACAGTTCTTCTCCGTAAAAGGGATTGTATAGATTCGCTTGAGTACTGTTCATATAAAAGTGTTATTGGTTCACGAGGCAAAGGTAATCAATATCCCCGGCATCCCCAAATTCTAGCCATCGAGATGCCTTGGCAAATCACGACACCACAAATTGGTGAAAATTAAATCTAGGATTTCTAATTTCCAGCCGTGCATTGATAAATGCATTGATGCATAGATCAATGATGCGCTGTAACTGGTTGATTCTCAGCCCGATGCATTGATGATGCATTGATGCATTGATGTTTTCCTATATTTACCAACGAAAACCTTTTGAAGGAGTTAAAATGCATATACAATTATATACACTATTTAACAACATCAAAAGGATTCATATATTTAATAATACTTCATTTTATCTATGCATTAATGCAAATATCTATAAATGAATAGGTTATCCTGCATAGATGCGAAAAATATTATCAATGCACATCTATGCAGCTCTCGCATCAGACTGATTTGCAGCAACTTACAGGCATACATGAAACTACGGATATACAATATACTTTACAAAAGCCCTGTTTTCGGGCTATTTTAAGCTTATCTAATCTTAGAGTAAGCTTACGTTTAACATTTAGCAACTTCTGTTAGGTTTTCTTTTGTCACGAATTTTCGCAGGATTTTTGGTCCAAATTTATAAATTCGTTACGAATTGAGCAAATTTATAAATTCATACTAAATTGAGATAATTTATAAATTCAGACCAAATTTCCCAAATTTCTCTCCTACGGAGCTACCTTGTAGCGTTCGCAAATCGACTTCACGAACTGCTTTTTATTCAGCGAACTTCTCTCTCCTTCCACGAATTCCCAAGAGTTTCCCGTCCATCGGAAGAAACCCACAGCCCCGTTCACGTAATGCCGGAATTCGTAGATGCGGTGTTCTTCCACATCCCCGACCGTATCCGTTATATCCGATACGCGGATCAGACGTTTGGTGCGCGACTCCTTTGCCTGCAGTTTCTCCTCAAACCGGTTGGTTTCGAATCTCATGTCGCTGATCGCAGCGTTGACCTTGGCGGTACGGGCGCAGCATCTGGTCAGTGGGCTTCTGCGGTCAAACAGCCCGAACACGTACTGCACGAATTCCTCCCGTTTCTTCTCGAACAGGTCTGCCGGACCATAGTAGCTGACCTTACCCCGATGTAACCTGGATATGGGCTTCTTCCTGTGCATTCTCAGAAACTGGCTCTCAGCGAATATGTGAACGTTAAACATCCTCCCGATATGTCCTAAGTTTACCTGCTTGCTCATATCTCTGTTAATATGGTTACTACTCCTACTATGAACGCTCCAAGGAAAATCCCCGCAAGGGCTGCGAGGATTGTTCCGATTATTATCTCACTTGGTTTCATCGCATTAACAAGGCTGCTGTTATTACACCTACTCCTACACCCAGCAGGGCTACTATGATCATTACTTTGACCAAGCCGTTGGAGAGTTTCCCGTATTCCTTGACGGATTCCGTACGTTTCTTTTCGGAAGCATTGTACGCGCTCTTGTAGAAATCTATGTTCTCTCTGGCATTCCCTAGGGATTCTTTCATATGTGTATTCTCTCTGACCAGCTTTTCCACCCGGCTGTTGTAGGCTTTCCCTGTGCTTACCAGATCCTCTTTCAGCCTCTTTATAAGATCCTCCTTTTTCTTGAGGTCCCGTCTAAGCCCGTTAATCACACTGTCCCGATGCTGCTTGGCAGGGTGGCATCGGCAGCTGCCTTCCGGCTTCTTCTCTTCCGGAATCTTTTTAGGTTCATCGTCTTCGAAGACACCCATAGCTCTCTCCATGCAATCCTTACAGACTCTTACTTCGTTCTCCTTGCCGCTGTTAAAGCACACAACGTGGGCTACGTTCTTCCGGCACACGTCACACAACAATATGGTCTTAAACGTGCTGTCCGGTTTGTTTACTTGACATTCCATGACTTTTTCTTTCTTTTGATAGGTTTTACTTTAGATAATATCTCGGCAGCCAGCAGCCGGGCTTCAAGCGGTGACAGGATGATCTTCTGCATTGTCACGCCATTCTCCATACGGGCGATCACGTAATCTCCGGTGCTTCCTTTTTCCAATAGTTTCACACCGAAACGGTCTCTCTTGCCAATCGCCTCGCGCATCCTGCGCTGCGCCTCTTCCATACGTTCGAACTGCTGCATCCTATACTGACGATTGCCGTATCCCCGCTCTTCCTCCAGCCCGGTGATATAGGCTTCATCAAGTTCTGAAAGCCTGGCGTTATACTCAGCCTCGGTCAGCCGTCCTTTAGCTCTGTGGTGCTCTAGAGTAGCTCTAGCAGCACCGTATTCTGTGTCAGAAATAGTTACAGCCATGAGCCCGCCAGCCAATATAAGTCAAGCGCCTTAAGCGTAATTATTCTCAGTGTTCCTCCGACAACCGCGCCAGCCACGGTCAGCCAGAAGTCTATCCAATCCCATTTGCCGCCCCATCGGGCATCCTTGAACTCCATACCCGCAGCAACTCCACAGGTGAACACGAATCCTGCCAAATATGATAATACGATGGCATAAAGTAAGTGCTTGTAGCGGTTCGACTTTCCGAACCATTCGATAATCTTTTTAATCATTGTTTTCATTTCTCTATGGCTTTTAGCATTTTCTTCAATTCTCCCTTACTCACTGCTATCCGGTCAGCACCTACGGTATCTGTTATCTCCCAGCCTCCGAACGCCACGCCTACCCAGATGGCAAAGCTTTCTGTCGGGTTGTTCAAGGCTACCTGCTCGTTCCGGCTTGCCTCGTAATCGACCATCGACCGGAGAAGAGCCGCTGCCTTCTCCTTGTCACCCAGCTCCACGTTCATCCTAAGGAACCTGTTGTCTTTGGTCTGTCCGCTGATCTTGTATTGATCTCCGGTCTTTACCAGCTTGCATGTTCCCATCCGGAACGATGCGATTGTTTCCGGTTTCCCGGCAGTTGTGATCTGTGACAAGGCATTCGCAGTGAACGCCAAAACTAGAACTAATAATGTAATAAACTTTTTCATGATTGTTAATTATTTAGCATTAAGAATTTGGTTTGCTTTTTCTCTCCCAAAGTAGTTTACAGCTTTTGCGTAGTTACTTATATAATCTTTAGAGATTTGAGGATAATTACGTATTACTTTGCTCGGCACTGACTGTATTTCTTTTTCTCCGATGTTTTTTCTTCTAGCCCAAGACAGGGTAGCTTCGTTTAAAACTCTTATCATGAACCATTTTAAGGTATAAAAGTTATCAGCTTTCACATTCTCGTCGAAAAAGGAGATAATCATTTCTCTATTGCTACCTAATACTGTATTTACTTCTTCTGCTGTCATGATCCTATATTTTAATTGTTACTACTTGTTTAACTTTGATGATGCAAATATACAGCAGGTTTTCGGTTTTGCCAAATTTTGAACAAATTATTAATACTCATTAACGTTTATACTGCGAAACTAGGTCTTTGATAGCATCTATTAACGCATTCTGCGTGCTAGACTTGCCTTGCAGGGAGTTGACGACACGTTCATCAAGGGTGTGCCGGGATACGATGTGGTGGATGAACACGGGCTTCGTCTGACCCTGCCGCCACAGCCGTGCGTTGAACTGCTGGTATAGCTCAAGGTTCCACGTCACCCCGAACCATATAATGTTGTTTCCGCCTTTCTGAAGGTTCAGCCCGTGACCCACAGAAGCCGGGTGAGCGATCAGCACCCTGATCTTCCCGGCATTCCAGTCACGCATGATCTGATTACTGTCTCCTCTAGAGTCACCTCCGATGCGGACAGGCTTTAGCCTGGACAGGGCTTTCCCGATGCGGTGGGCTTCATGGAGGAAGTTGTAGGCGATGAGGACAGGAGCACCGTTCAATGCCTCCACCATCTCGCACAAGGCTTCGATCTTGGCATCGCTCACATGGTGCACGTTTCTCTCAGCATCATAGATCGCTCCGCCAGCGAATTGGAGCAGCTTGTTGGACAGGGCTGCGGCAGTCATGGCAGTAATGGTTTCGCCATCTCCGTTACCCAGTAGCGAGATTATCTGTTCCTTCTCGAATTCCCTGTACATGGACATCTCTTTGTCGGACAGGACCACTTTGTCATAGATGTAGTTAACCTCTGGCATGTCTAGGTAATCGACAGCCTTCATGGACAACGTGATGTCGGATATCTTCTCGGAGAGTACTTGCTCGGTATTCTCACGAGGCTTGTAGTTGTAGACGATCCCGCCATTCTGAGCACCCGGTCGGAAGTAGTTAGCCCGGTAGTCTGTGATGGACCGGCCAAGCCGTTTTCCGCCATCTATCACGAACATCTGCGCCCACAGGTCTATCAGCCCGTTAGGTGCTGGAGTACCCGTCAGACCGATTATCCGGTTGGCATATCGTCTGATCTTCTTCATCGCCTTGAATCTCTCTGACTGATGGTTCTTGAACGATGACAGCTCGTCCACCACGATGCAGTCATACGGGAGTTTAACGCCACCGAAGTTTTCCAGCAGCCACACCAGGTTATCACGACCTACCGTGTATATGTCGGCATCGGCACGGGCAGCAGCGGCACGGTTCTTTGCATTCCCTGCGATCACGGACACCCGCAGGTCATTAAGATGTGCCCAGTTGGATACCTCGTCAGCCCACGTCACCTCGGCAACACGCTTGGGGGCGACTATCAGCGCCTTTTCGATTTCGAAATACCGGATGAGATCGGACAGGGCTGTCAGCGTGGTTACGGTCTTCCCCAGGCCCATATCAAGGAATAGAGCACATTCCGGATTATCCTTGATGTGCTCCACCCCCTGTAACTGATACTTATGCAAGTTACTCCTGTTCAACATATTCCTCTATATCATACAGGTTTACCATCCAAAGAGAGACGTTCAGCGGAGAATGTACAAACACATGATCAGTCAAGTCTAAACCATCGGGGTCCCCATCCCGCGTGGTTCGTAAAACTCACCGGCACATCAGTAACTTCCTCTCCAAGGACCCTAAACTCCGAATAGCCCGCTACCATTGCTTTTGAGGTTCTTATGGCGATATTAGTATCAATGATCGTTACTTCTTTTCCTAAGTTACGACGTGCCCAGTCGCGAACCTTAACTCTTTCTTCTGCTGTCATAATCCTAAACTTTTAGCGTATATTTCATCCGATAATTCTTGAATGGTCCATCTTTCCGGGAACAGCCTGACCAGGGCTTCTGCGGTCTCGATAAGATCGGGACGCAGGCAGTCAGTTCCGAGGAGACTGGCTACAGTGTGTAGCTTGTCATTCTGGTATATCTCCGATCGGAAGGTCTCGAACAGTTCGTCCTTCCCCTGTGTCAGACAGGCATCTTCCAGGTTTCCCAGCTCTCTGCGGGCGTACTCCCTGCGGAGAACCTTGTCGGGTATCTCAGATAGCAGGAACTGCTGGATATTCTCCGGCAATGCCTTTATTGCCTCTCCGATGACGTATCCTCCTGCCGGGGTATCGTTCGCCATCTTGGTGACCACATCGACAAACAGCTTGATGCGGTCGAGTTTTAGTCTTTTGTTGAAATCTACCATGGTGCAAAGTTAATCTATATTATTATAAGGCAAAAGGTTTTTCAAGGAATTCTCCATCTCTTCGGAATAGCCCTTGATCGCCACCTCTTTAAGCGAATATCTGACGATGATCGGAAACATATTAAAGTCACCCTTCGTGTGCTCATATGGAACGCACATACTCGATACTACGTTAAAAACGCTTGAGAATTCTACGAATATCCCGATTCCTCGGAAGTATATGGTCATCCTCCTGGAATCCATTCTTTTCGTCAGCGCGAAGTCACCCGCCTTTACGAATCCCATATCGAGCAACTTCTTTGTAAATTCTATTCTTATTTCTTCCTTTTCCATTGTTACCCGGTTCTTTTAATTATGTCATCTATAATGTCTATTACATGATAGTAGCTTTCCGGGCTGTCCACTATATAAACAGGGAATCCGATTTCATCGAGTTTCCTGTGCACCCATCTCTGAATAGGTGTGGGCTTCTTCCCGGTGCTCTTGAACTCTACGAACAGGACCTTTCCGATCGGCATGAGGAACATCCTGTCCGGTAATCCCTTGAAGAATTGGGACAGCAGCTTCACCGCCATCCCGCCTTTTTCCTCAATGTACTGTGATAGTTCTCTTTCGAAAACCTTCTCACTTGTCTCGTTCTTCCTCATCTCTCTTCTGATAATCAGATGGGTCAGATTTCGGAAGATGGATGGTATGCATTCCGCAGAACTTATTGTTAAATCTGTTTACGAAATTCTCCGCAGCCTTGTAAGCCTTGCGAATGCGCCTTGCCTCTTCCTTCGTCTCACATATTCCTCCGGGGATCGTGTGGTACAAGTTGTCTCCTCCCAGCTCCTGTACGTGATAGCGACCGTCCATCTCTGCGCTAATCCTTGTTTTCTGTTTCATCTTCTTCCTCCGTATAATCTAGTAATACCCTGTCGCACTTGAACAGCAACTTTACATGTTCTCGAAACTGCTCTACATTCATGATTTCAAGGGCTATCGGACCCTTGTTGATGGATTCCTTAGAATCGCCCTTAATCAATGTTACTCTATTAATTATCAGCATACGAATAGTATATAAGCGGTTATTAATATGCATATCAGAACGAATCCGATCGCGTTAAGTATTGTCTTTATTACCTTTTTCATGATCTGCCTCGCCCGAGGTTTCCTTAGCTGCCAGATGTTTCTCTTTGTTTTCTTCGTCATCGCACCAATCCCATATCTCGGAGTCATTACAAGGCACTGATGTGCCCATACCCGTTAATATATACAGCCCGTAGCCTATTTTCTCGATGGTTATTGTTTCATTGTTGATCTCAAATGTTTTCATAATTTTATTATTTTATGGGGGGGTGGTCTCCCACCCCGGTTAATTGTTAATAATCAATTCCTGTAGAACCGTAAACTCCTCCGTTATAAAAGCGACTCAACTTTCCGAAATATCCGTACTTACGGTAATTGGGCATATCTGCTTTGAAGAGTTTCATGGCTTCTGCCTTGTTTGAGGCATAATATTGTATTCCGGTATCTCTGCCCATGCAATCTAAAACTCTGTAAGTATTGATCTGACTTCTTTTGTTAGTTTTCATAATTTTATTATTTTAGGGGCGGTCTCCCACCCCGGTTAATTATTAGTATTATAATATCTCTTCTACTCCGATAATGTATCCTTCGTTGAATAGCTTGCTTAATCTGGGATCTCTCGTAGCGTACACCTTGTTTACTAATTCCGAGAAACGGGGGAATTTATCTTCCGGGAATTCTATCCCTATCTTAATGCTTTTTGTTTTGTTTAATTCGGTGATTTTAAACTTAACCTTTACTGTAATTGTCTTCATGATCTTATGTTTTAATTGTTACTACTTGTTTAACTTTGATGATGCAAATATACAGCAGGTTTCCGGCTTTGCCAAATTTTGAACAAATTATTAACGTTTGTTAGTGGACAGAAGCCCGT